GATAACAGCGTTCCTAATACCATACTTACGCAGGTAATGCCTAATGCGAATGGGGAGCGTCTTACAGAACCCTTCTGCCAGATACTTATCCTTATCAAAGGCAGGGAAAGGATGCTTGTCCCTAGCCAAGTAAATTGAAGTCTTGTATGCCTCATCCCTAATCGTGGAGAATAGTCGTTCAAGGAATTCCAAACACTTTTCACTACCATAGCGTAGGCTAAGTTTGATAAGCATATAGTGTAGACCGAACACACCAAGACCGATCCTTCTTGAGTTGTGTCCAACCTCCTTACACTTAGGAATAGGGAAATGGTTCACGGTTAGAACATTATCTAGGAACCTAACTCCTGCCCTAACAGTCTTAGCTAGTTTAGGCCAATCAACTTCACCATCATCAGTTACCATGTTGGAAAGATTAATATTACCTAAGCAGCAGTTGCCATAGCTAGGTAGAGGAATCTCCCCACAAGGGTTTGTTGAATCAAGGCTTTCAAAGTAGCTGGTGTTCGTGTGCTTGTTAGATAGATCAATGTTATACACTCCAGGGTCACCTGAATTGACGGAATTCATCCAGATCTTTTCCCAAATCCACTTAGCTTTGATGTTGTCCTTCTTTACAACCTCAAAAGTTTCAGTCCAATCCTCTAGGTGGAAACCTTTGGCTCTACCAATAGCATCTTCCTCATCAAGAGCAATAATATTTAGGAACCTTTGTACACCTTTATTTGTCGTAGCTTGTAGGACATAATTGTGATACTCTTTGTTATTGAAAGTAAAGTACCAATCTTCATCTAACTGTACTGCCTCAATAAACCTGTCAGTAATAGCTACAGAGATATTGAAATTGGTTAGCTCACCTTGCTCAAGCTTAACCTGTAGGAATTCCAGTAGATCTGGGTGAGTTACATTTAGAATACCAATTAAGGCTGTGCGCCTAGCCTTACCAGACTTTACATGCTCCCCTACCTCGTTGATCATCTTAAGGAAAGATACTGCCCCAGGGGCTGAGTTCTTTACATTAGAAATATCATCTCCCTTCGGCCTAATTTTGGACACATTAAACCCAATGCCTCCACCAGCACAAGAGATAGTATACATATCATCTAGAGTTTTACCGATGCTTGCTACTGAGTCCTCTGGGGAAATAACATAGCAGTTCAATAGGTTGTGCTTACCCGCATTCCTTCCTGCTCCATAAATGATACGACCACCAGGGACGAAATCACCATCAGCAATAGAATCATAAAAAACCTTCTCGTACTTTTCTTTATCCTCGTCTGCCTCCGCTGACGCTACAGTTTTAGCGATCACCTTAGCCCTTTCCTGCCACTTAGTCTCTCCAGGGTATGCGTAACGGGTTTGGAATATTTCCTGCCCAAGGTCAGTTAGTTTTAGTCTAGTCATATTATTTTTGATTCTCCTTCCTCTTTAACTACCATCAGGGTTTTAGAGGAATCTAAAAGGCTCTTCAGGACTTGATTATGTGTAATAATGAAGATGGTCTTATCCTTCTTCAGTTCACATAGTAGATTATAGAGTCCGATAACTCCATTCTCATCAAGATTTTCTGCTACTTCGTCAAAAAACAGTAAATTGCTCTTGTGACCGTTGGACATAGTAAGTAAACTTTGAAGTCCTAACATCACAGCAAGATTTAGTTTCCGTTTCTCTCCACCAGATAAGGATATGTAGTGTCTGAGGCTTCCACCTACTTCAATTTTTTCCTTTAATTCTTCATCAAATTCTACACTAATGTTACCATTCGTTAGATATCCTAGATAAAAACTACATTGGGTATTTAGGTAGTCCTTGATAGTTCGTATTACAAATTTCACCAACCCCTTTTCTGAGAAAGCCTTGTCCCAGAACCCCATAATATCATGCCTGCTTTCTAAGGAAAGCCTAGTCACATGTAAATCACTCAATTCCTGAGTGACCTTTTCTAGTAAGACTTTATAGGTATCCCTATCCTTAGAATTAGATAACCTTGCATACTCAACTGAGCTTATCTTGGGCTCTACTTGTAGCTGTTTATTATCTTCTATCAGTTGTTGGATTTCTTCTTTTTCTTTCTTGAACTTGTCTATGTAGGTAGCGCAGTAGTCGTGAAACTCTTGGTCAATAACATCCCCCATGCTGGATCCACACTCCGTACATTTATAAGTGTTCTTTGCACCTACACCCTTCTTTACTACAGACTTACACTTGTCAATCTTAGTACTATCAAAGGATAGTAGCTTGTCCTTCAGAATAATCAAGTTGGCTTGGCTAGTTCTTATTAGATTTTCAGCAGAAATAATACTTTCTAAAGAAGTAGTGTTTAGCAAGGCCATCTCTTCCAAAGTTAGTGAGCTAGAAACAGATTTCAACTTATAGGATTCTGCGTCCTCCTCCAACCTGTCAGACAATACTTCTATGTCCCTGATCTCCCTCTTAAGTTTGCTTCTATTGACCTTAATCCTATTCTTCATATCAAAGATATAATCAAGGTTTAGGAACTTGTTGAGGATCTTCCTCTTATCGTCAGGAGTAGCGTCTAGGAAGTCCGTGTTAGCGTGTTGTCCGAATACGGATGCAGCCATGAAGGTCTTTATATCAGTCCCTAGGTGGTCCTCTATGCGCCTCTGTGTGGAAGAGGAGTGAGCCTCGGAGCAATCCTCCCCATCTATAAATAGCTTTAGGGATGTGGGCTTCCTAGTCCTCTCAATCCTGACATTATCATTCACTTCTACAATTACTTTACACTTACTACCTACGGTATGATTGACCATAGCATCCTCTGTACTCTTACGAATGCTTTTACCAAAGATACCGTATACAATAGATTCCAAACATACAGACTTACCCGAACCATTACTTCCTCCTCCTGAGTCTTTATTTAGACCCTCAATTGTCACTACACCATTATACTTAGAAAACTCAACTTTACCATACTTATATGAATAAAAATTATGAAATTCTACTTTATTAATCTTCATCTTTAATCTCCGCTAATACTGCCATTAGTTCTTTCTTGCTCCAATTGGTCTGAGCTTGCTCTATGTAATCATCAATTATCTGATCATTGATCTGAAACAGTTCTACGCTGGACCTATACTCACTTAGCATATCCTCATCGTAAGTGGGTTTGAACTTAATGTCCCACTCCTTCACCCAAGGGTAAGTCTTCTTTAAATCATATAAAGAGAAACCAACATCATCTCTATCAAGCAAGATCCTAGCTACAATATGCCTATCCTTATACTTAGTAAGATCCCCTAGGTTTCTAGTGGTAAGTACTAGGTGGATCGGACCTTTATCTAATGGTTTGATTTCCAGAAGTCCTTCCGAAACAACCCCATAATACTTTTGTCCCATATCTTGAAAGCAAGTCGAGTACGGTGTTCCGAGGATCGTGATATTTCCTCTTGTAGAATGTGTGTGAATGTGCCCCAGAATAGTCCTATTAGTAAAAGAATCTGCATTGAGAGAAAAATCAGCATCACCAGCATTATTGAGGGAACCATCAAAACCGAAGTGACCGTATACCATAGCATCTTTAGGAGCATCCTCCAAATCTGATTTAATTTTTTCTTCATTCTCATAATGAGGTATCATCCAAGCATCGTGACCTAAGGAAGGTGCGCTTATATGGGTAGTCTCTTTTATTATAGAAACCCTACTTGTATTTAGTACAGATAATATAGTTATACCGTCATCTGATTTAGTGGCTGAATCGTGATTACCTCTAAGAATATAAGTGCGCTTATATACGCTATCAAAGAAGTTCTTTACATCCAAAACACACTCAGGAGAAGGATTACGCTTATCAAAAACATCTCCAAGGAAGATTACATTATCAATATCAAGGTCATAAAGATCTCTAATAGTTTTAAGCTGTTCATGCCTTAGCTCTCTATTACTATTATGAAAATGAGTGTCACCTATTACTAAAGTTTTCATTTGATAAGAGCCCTCCAAGATATAGGAAACAACTCGGACATAATATCATCAATAGCAAATGCGAAGTGTTGTGTCTCTTCCTGAGCAGTTGGAGAAGAGCGTTGATTCACTACCCTAGCGAAAGCTGCTAAAGATCCTGTCCAATGCCATTCAGTATACATACATTGAGGAAGTAAACCTCTAGCAAGCTCAGGAGCTAAACCTTTAATAATGGATACCTCGTAAGCTTCTTTAGCTAAGTCTACTGATTGCTTATAGAAATCCTTTACACTTTCCACATCGTCAATCTCTTTAACACCTGACCCTTGCTTTATACTTCCCTCAGGTCGGCTCCTCCAATAGTAAGGAGTAAAGAAATCAGGCTTATAATCTACATACCTACGAGATATCTCATTCTCAACTAGACCCACCTTGCTCTTGAACAACTGGGATCTAACGAAGATAGGAGCCTTTACATGGAGGGATACTTGAGGGTGAGCGAAGGGAGTCCAATGCTCATGCTTTGCTAGGTAATTAATAAGACCTGCATCCTTCTCGTTCAACTCTGTACTTTGTTTCTTAAATGAAACTCTTGCAGAATTAACAACAGTTAGGTCTGACCCCATGTAATCCAGAAGCCTTACAAATCCATGATCTAAACAATCAACGGTATAATTTTTATTAATCATAGTATGGGTACTCCATTATTAAATTGAACTGCTTCACCGTCTCCAAAGGACTTTCCAACCTCTGCGTCAATCGCAAAGGGTACATCAAAGTGTATACCAAACTCACTAGCTAGAGTGGGAGTATTCACCATTTCATCATAGCATACCTCAAGGCATTCTTTCAAGGTATTCTTTGGGCAAACTATCTCTAAGGAGTCATGGACCGTTGATACTATATCTGCACCAAGAGGAACTAACCTAGGAGATAAACCTTTTATAGCACATAAGATAATATCCGAAGCCGCTGACTGGATTGTAAAGTTTAGTCCTTGCCTAAGAGCCCTACCTACTGTCTGCCTATCAGAAGAGTTAACATTAAGGAGCCTTCTCTTTCTACCAAAAATTGAAGTTACATATCCATCCTCCCTAATAGAGGAGTAGGTACTTTCAATATACTTATTAATCCCAGGAAACACATCCATATAGGTATCAATAATTTTCTCTGCTCTCTTCAAGGGAATACGGTTATTATTAGACAAGGTGTACGCAGTACCCCCGTATACAATTAGGAAAGATGTGGCCTTGGCAATTTGTCGTTCTGCCTTTTTGATCTTATCTACTGACTTGTTAAATAACAGGCTGGCTGAATAAGTATGAAGGTCGATTCCATCCCTGAAGGCTTGAAGCATTCTTTCATCCTGGGCTACATGGGCAAGCACCCTTAGCTCCATGCCAGCGTAATCAATAGTAATAAAGTCCTTGTCTCCAGGGGCTACGAACAAGCTTCTAATGTTGTTGTCAGTATCCCTAGGCAATGTGTGGAACGATACCCCCATTGGCTTCTCTGCGCTGTACATGCCGCATGAGAGCCTTCCTGTTACAGTACCGTCAAGCCTGTAATCACAATACACCTTATCGGAACCATTATACTCAATAGCGTTATGAAGACCTGTGACATAAGTTTTATATAACTTAGTGTAACTTCTCCACTCAATAAAACTATCGAGCCATTGTTTGGCGTTCTTTAATTCTTCTGTGGTTTTACCTTTAATGACGCTGCCAGCAACATCTTCCTCTTTCTGTTTCTTATTTTTTCGCACGGGACACTAATTCCTCGTTAATAAAGTCTAGTAAAATATCAATGGCTGGCTTACTTGTAGAAGGCTCACCCTTGGGAGTACTAAGGGGTGGGTACAACCCTAAACCTTCCTCATTAGTATATAAGATTTCTCTTAGGTCTTTCGTTGAAGCAAGGTTAGCCCCCTTAAAAGTGTTTTTATTTAATAGGAGGTTATCCTCTAATAGCATTGATTTGTGATCTAATGTTTTTCCAACAGAATCAAGCTTAGAAGGGTCTACATCTAACCCACAGAATTCCATTTTGGAAAAAATAGGTAGGACGGGTGAAAGAAGAGTCTCCATTACCTCCCAACACCCCTCATCCTCTAGCTTCTCTTTCAATACATCGAAAATCTTTAAGGTGAAGTGTGTGTCTAAAGCATTCCCACGAAGGCAATCACCTAAGGGAATGTTTTTCCAATCAAAATTCTTATTAGTTACAGTTAGCATTACAGTTGATCAATTTCTTCTGGGAAGAAGAGTTTTACTAGTTCTTTTAAACTTTTAGGTATGTCCTCATTCCACAAGTGGGCCATCAGCTTTGTATCATAGACATTAACAGGGTGAATATCAACTGAATGTAGGAATTTCAAGTCGAACTTCGCGTTGTGCAGGATCTTTTTGTTGTTAGGGTTCTCCATGACCTTCTTGACGAAGCTGAGAACTTCAACCAACTCTTCTTCATTCCAAGGAGTATCCTTGTGCATTAGTGGTAACGCATAGTTCCCGTCCCTAGTTGAGAAAGCAATAGTGTTCAGAGTATCTTGTAGGAAGTTCAATCCAGTAGTCTCTGTATCTACAGCAAGGTCTTCTACAGTATTACACATCCACTCTACGGACTTAAGATCCTTCATCGTAACAACAGAAGTGTACAGGATCTCTTCAGAATCTTTGCCTACGATTATCTTATCAACAGCATTCAGTATATCCTGATTGAAGAGAAACTGTAACCGAGGCTCAGTCTGCACCGCATAAGGGTGATATATAGGGACTGCCACAGTCTCAAAGCCACTTTCCAGCTTCACCTCAAAGGAAGACCCCCTTTTTGTAGTAATACCCGACTTCTTTGTGAGCATCTTTAGGGCTAGGTTTCCACACATAAAAACTAGCTTAGGCTTTACTTTTTCCAAAGTAGCATATAAATGATTCCTACACGCAGCAAGATCAGTAGTTTTCATATCAGCCTCCCGTACCCCAGGGCACTTTACGGACGCACTAAAGGATACAGAGCAGTCCCCAGGAAGGTTAGACTTTACTAGAATACTCGTTAAAAGGTCTAAATCAGACGAGGAGAAGGGAATAGACCTACCATTAGTATAGAGGAAGGAGTCCGAAAGGAACAATACATCAGCCTCGTCTAGACTGTCATAATCTGTAATGGCATGTACGGGTTTTGGCTTTTTAAGTTGAGAACACCCCGCACAAAACTCATGTACGGGGCATTCATCATATAATTTGGAAATATCCATTTAGATTTAGACTATAATATTTTTTAAGATGAGTAAGAATTACATAGACAACAAACGCTTTGAGGAGCTTATAGTATTATACCTCGATGACCCTAGGGCTCACGAAGATGAACTATTTGCTCTATTCGATTTGCTTATATCTAATGTTCAGTCTGCTTTTAACTTCAGCGTTGACCCTGATGATGCTAAACAGGAGTGCTTTGTCTTAATACTAAAGACACTACAAAACTTCAACCCAAGCAAGGGTAGTGCTTTCAACTTCTTCACTACTGTAGTAGTAAATAATTTGAAATTGATATACACTAAGAACAAAAAATATAACGAAAAGATTAAGCGTCTAGAGGATATGCGTGGCTACCGTAGCCCAGAGCGGTCCTGATAGATATAGTATTATCTAAAACCTCTGTCCTCTTCCCCTTAATCCTAACCAAGCTGGGTGTTATAGCTTTAAAAATACAGAAGGCGTGAGGCAATTCAAAATAGTCCACCTCAAAAATGGTTAAGGAGTCTCTATCCAAAGCTTCTAACTCTTCACGAATCATATCACTCTTAGAGTCCCAAGGGGAAGTAATAAAAAATATAGCAGACTCGTTAGCCTGTCTACATGATTTAATCAATTTGTTTAACTGGTTCTCAGTCTTTACTGTCTGTAGATTCATCGGAATTCTCCGTTTCGGTCTTCTCTTCAACAAATTCCACGGAGGCATCATCAGCCTTCCCCTCTTGGGCTTTCTCCACCTCAGCTTTCATTTTCTCCATGATACTTTGTTCCATAGAACGAAGACCCAAAATGAATGCAGCTTTGATAAACTCACTCTCTGAATTGTTGTTTACATTGATAGCATTAAAAAAGTTTTTAAATGCTGTTGCCTCATCTGTGTTTAAATTAAATGTTAATTTCATTCGTCCATTGTTCCTTTCGTGAATACGAAGTTTTGTGAAAGATAAATCGTCAGTTAGTAACTTATCGTTGTCCATGCTCTATAATAGTACAGGAGAAAATATTTTGAAAGACAATTTCGATTTAACCCCACTAAAGAAGAAAAAAAGGAAAAACAGCAAAGCTAAAGGTAGTGCCTTTGAGCGAAAGGTGGCTGGTATCCTCAATGAACGGTTCAATACAAAGGAGTTTGCTAGAACCCCAGGGTCTGGTGCCTTTGCTACAACACATACATTACCCAAGTACCTACAGATCTGGGGAGATCTTATTACACCACAAAACTTTAAGTACATTTTTGAATGTAAGTCTGGGTACAACAACGAAGGCATCCATTCATTACTTAACCCGAAGAGTAAACTCTGGGAGTGGGTTACCCAAATGGAGAGAGATGGAGAACTTGCAGAAAAACCCAGTATTCTTTTAATTTCTCAAGATCGCAGACCTATAATATCATTTATTAAATATAAACAAGAGATAGAAAAGAGTGTTAATACTTATAGTATTGTAATAATAAACAATAACAAGTATATACTGCTATACCTTGATGAGTTATTAAGACTTGATGATAGCTTATTTCTCATCGGGAGTTAGGTTATTTGAATTCACATTGCAATCATACGAAGACTGCCCACCTCTACCAGCATAACTTTTTAAGTTACCATCTCCATGTATACTAGCTGTAGAAGCATGAACATCCATATTTCTATCACTCGTTGGATCTAATAAATCTTGTATAGGTTCTGCTATCATATCATTTTGGTTATGTCTAAAGGTTTCTCCAGTACCTATAATATGGATAGTTGATTGAGGGTCAAGACCTGTACTATCCATTCCAGCAGATGCCATTAAAGCTGATATCGCAGTAAAGGATGCCATAGTTCCTGAGTCCCTCTTGTCTGGTACTAAAATTCCTTTGACTTTTCTATACTTTATATCTTTTCTTAAAGCATAATCCGTGAATGTTTTCTTCATCATGGAAGTAACATGTTCAGCCATTCTCTTAGTAGTCTTCCCATCCTTAAAACCTTCCTTATACTTATCCAGCATTAGCTTTACAAGCTTAGACTCCCTATAAGCATTTTGTGGTAGCTTTTTATTGCTGATGTCGTTTTTCCTATTAAACTCTTTCCGTTCGTCAGTGTCCATCAGTTCTGCCATCGCTTGGAATTGATCAGCAATGAATACTTTTGCGTCTTCTGCGGACATTGACCCTGTTTTGAATTCCTCACCCATAAGTCTGTCAACATCCTTGGTTAAGGCTGTTACTTTTTCCAATATTTTTTGCCCCCCTCCTAGCTGGGTTCCCCACACCTTTTCTTGAGACGGTGTTAGCTTACCTTTTGGTAGCTTACCTTTTGGTGCAATCCTATCCAAAACATACACCCCATGAGGGTCCATAGGATCTCCAGTAGGATTTCCATTTTTATCCTTCGGGATAGTTAACCTTGAAGCTTCTAACCCTGAGTTACTACCAGTACCCATTTTGCAGTTACCTTTATTCTTGTACACCTTAAGAGAATCTTTAATGAGCCAATACTTTTCCTGTATTGGCTCTCCTGTTATTTTAGCCTCTTTCTTTATAGCTTCCTGAGCCTCTTTGGATAACTTCGAAAACTTGACATGATGCTTAACAGACCCCTTTGGCATAGGTTCGATAGGTTTTTCCTTTCGTACATAATCCACATCAGACTTATCACCCTTCGCAGCATAACCCCCAACCCTAACAGCGAAGTCTGGTTGTACGGCATTGTTCCATTGTAAATTCTTTTTAAAATACCCTTCTCCAAAGCTTCTTATAGAAGCGAATACAGAATCATCATCTGTAATACCCAAATCCTTGAATGCTTTTATTACTTCTGCGTACTGAGAGTTTATCATCCTATCCCCTGAGTCTATCTCGACCTTTAGATTAATATATGAGAAAGCCTCAGAACCATAAGTTGTAAGAAGATGTCTTGCGATTTCTAATCCCTCCTCCATTTTAGCTTTCCCCTCAGCCCCTCCAAGTTTAGTGGATTGCCACATAGCATGGGCAGCTACTGCCCCAAGTTCACTTACATCCTTCACTATATTGGAAATATTGGTAGCCTCACCTGCTGTTGAGCTATGTATTTTCTTTTCGGGGATCTCGTAAGCGTCATCAGGTTCCTCGTTATCTTTGTTACAATTCTTTAAATTCTTACTATACTCTTGTGCCATCATATTGAGAGGGTTACCATCAGCAACACTTAAAGAAACTCCTACATCGTTAAAGTTATAGAAGTTTTTAAAGAAGAAAGTATTATATTCTGGGTCCTTAACTACGCTATTAGCCATTCTGTCCTTTGTGTCTACATCTAACTTTTTACAGTCAGCCGATTTAACATAGGCTTCACTGAATTGTACCATAGTACTAATAGAAGCGTTTAAATCCTCTAACTTTAATTCTTCATCAAGAGCGAAACCTACAAATGATTTCCCGTCCTTTCTAAAGGCCCCCTTACCTTTTTCTACTTCCTGAGAAATAAGGGCAGCAAGTGAGCCTCTTGTTATTCCTCCAAAAATTTTCTGTAAGAGTTTTGCTTCTGATATACCAAGACTTTTGGAATTCGTAAAAATAGTTTTTAGATTTTTAATCATTCCAGGGAAGACTTCCTCTAGTTGATTAATGTTTTTTAGGTCAGGTGCTGAAAGTGCGTCCAGTATAGGGTCACCTGTTCCACCTTTATCTTCATCACTATCTTCCCCTGCGTACCATTTTTCTAATTTAGCAAGAGAATCAGGGTTAGCTCCTAGTGTACCATTTACAAACTGGGATCCTAGAGGTCCATCTTCTATTTTAATCTCGCCCTTATTGTTATAACCAACAAGGACGGGTTCTTTCCTAGGGTCCCCAGGGGAGTTAACAGGGACACTAGCAGGTTTATTTTCTTCACTTTTAGGACCAGCCCATGATGGGGCCATACCTTTCAGGAATGACATAACATCTTGGCCTCCTTCTTGCTCATTGAGCTTACGATAACTTTCTAGCAGTAATTGTGTGAACTTCATAATATTATTATATATAAAAAAAACCCCAACCCAACAAAAAGATGGATTGGGGTTTTTTAGACTAAACGAGGGTGTTTATATTAATTCGTACCCTTGATCGCCACCAGCCCGTAGGTTCATGAAATCATAACGGAATTTGACTTCAAAGGTATCAAACTCTGATGTCGAGTAGTTCTTTTCTCCCTTAGAGAAAGATTTAGGATAAACACCTTTAAGATCAATGACATTTATAATTTGGCCTTTTCCGTTAAACTCCATGATGCTCATACTTCCTTTATAAGTACCAGTTCCTTCAGCAGCGTAGAAACCAGTCCTCATATCAAAGACAGTGGCAAGGTACTCATAGAATTGAATCCCAGGGCTACTTTTTAGTAAGTTGTCAAAAGTTACTGTAACTTCCTCTTGTGAAATCTTTCCAGGATAGAATACTTTATCGTTCATCCTGTGTACCTCAATATCAGCAAAAGAATAGCTAAGACCTGTTACTGTCTTAGCAGCTAAGACAAGGTTTTGTTCATCAAAGGTGAAATCGGGATTATTCTTTTTCATCGTAGCAATATCAAAATTAATTTCCCATTGATATGATCTTACCGCATCTAAATCGGTTGAGATTACAGGTAGTTGCCCTTTCGCTGGGTTCCCCGCTTCAGATCGCCTAAGGCCACCTGTAGGTTGGTAAATTGAAGTTTCAGTCATATTTATTTCTCCTCAATCAGCTAATTGATGCTGATTGATTAATTAAGTTAAGTTCGAAGACGATAATTTCTGCCGTCTTTGTGGGTCTAATAACAACCTTACACCAGAGTTCTCCTTTTTCAATTCTATCAGGAGTGTTAGTAGAGGAATCACAAGTAACCTTGTATTCCGTAATACCTCTTCCCCTAGCAATAGGATCAATTAGAGTAGTAGTTAGACCTTCAATCTGGTTCCAAGTTTGAGGGTCATTAGGCTCAAAAGCAAACTGTCTCGTAGATCTTAAGATGATCTTACGGATAATAAGCATCATACGGCGAACATTAATTCTATCCAATGCCGAAGGGGCTCTTTGAGTTGTCCTTTGTCCGAAGATGGTAATTCCTTGTTGAGGGAAGTTAACAATAGGGTTGATAACATTTCCATCTGAGTACATAGCATCACGATCACCTTGACCCAAGTTG